TTTATGTCATACTTGCTACATCTTTTGGTTTCATCATCTGGTTTTCTAACGTGCGCTACTAAGTGAATGCATAACCCAGTATCTCTACAGACATTAGCTAATATGTTTGCAAAGTTTTTCTGAGCTAGATATATGTTACGCTGTTCTGAACCTAGATTAACCTTCATCAAAGAATCTATAACGAACTGTGTTACACCTAATTCTTCTTGGGCATACCTTGCGGCAGCTATTAACTGCTTAGCTCCGCAGTCTACTTCGCGAGTGTATATCCACATCTTGTTGTTTAACCAGCACCAAGACTCTTCTGCATCCATAGGCTCTGGATAAATATCACCTGTAATCTGCCTTGCTAGTCTCTCTAACTGATAGACTGGCGCCAGCTCAGGAGACCAGAACAATACCTTCTCATCTCTCGTTGAATAATCTCCTGTCATCAGGTAAAGCATTACTTGCTGTACTACCAAGCTTTTGCCATGACCATTCATACCAGCCCATATTGTCAACGTATTAGGAAGTATCCTGAAGTCTATATCCCATGGCAGCTTACCACCTGGTTTAGCATCCTTATTCTTAAGGTGCTCTAACGCGTCATCAACGAATATGAGTGGAGACTGGACGAACGATTTCTCTATCCCTTCAGAGTACTTGTTAACCTGTGTCTCATCTAGTTCTAATCGAGTTGCTATCTCTTTTGCCCTCTTGTAGTCAACCATTAGAATTCACTCCAAAACGTTTCTTTCTTTTTCAAAGGTTGCGACTCCCATATTCTTGTTTCTAAATACTTGCGTAAGCCTGGTACCCACTTACCATCGTCGTTTGTCCACTGCTCTGACTCTACCCGTTGCTCTAGGTCTTCAACGATAAGATCAACTATAGATTCATCACCAAACTCGCGCCACGTCTTCGTATCGCGGGCGATTGTGTTACGTCTATGTTCAGGGTAAGCTGACCACACCTTCATAAACGCAGTCTTATTATTCTTTTTATTATTTATATTCTTTACGTCAGCTACGCTGCTGACTAGCTGGTCAGGCGCGTTGCTCTCTACCTGCTGACTAGCTACGCTGCTGCCTACGTTTTGAGTGTACTGCGTGTGTGCATCAGCCTTATCGCAAATGGTATACAACGATGTTGTACCAGCTCTTGCTGTGATATCTATGTAACCGTACGCCTTCAGGTCTTGCATGTAGTTCTGTATGCTACCCTTAGTATACATAGGCATCATGAGCTGTAAAGCTTCTAGATGTATTGGTCTTGTGTTTGTGGTTCTTTGGTTACGCCATGCAAGGACAGACATCAAGCATCTGAGCTGCCCTGCTTTGAGACGGTTGTCTCCGATGATGGTTGCTGGGAATATACCGTATCTGTGATCGATTGGTAATTTTGAAAGATCATATTCTTGATCCATAGTGGTGGTTCCTGATCGCTTATTGTTAATTCAAATGCGGCGATATATTTTATTATCCAATTTGGGCAATCGCCTTTTTTTAATTCGAGCATCATGCAGCAATTTTCGTAATGTTCTTTAAATGATTCGAAATGATTGCCAAATACAAACTCTGGTACTACACGGTTATCATCTATATAACACCAAGATGGTAACCAATCCTTATCCTGTGCTTCCAAAACCTCGGATACTCCTGTCTGATTCTTCAATGAATAACTCCTCTATGTCTACCTCCTCTGTTTCTACATCAGACACTGGAAGTAACAAGAACTGTATTATCTTGGTATCAGCTGTTATCCAGACATCCTTCTTAGAGGCGTTGATCAAGTGTATGTGTATTTCACCCTGATATCCTGAATCTACTACACAGGCTCCAGCTAATAATCCCAATCTTGTACAGATTCCAGACTTGTTGAAAGCAATCAAAGCGTAACCAGGGCTTATATTAACCTTGATACCGCTCGGTATCTTTATGCCATTTCCAGGTGAAACCTTAGTTATTGGATACTCCGATGGAACATAGAAGTCTATACCAGCATCAAGAGAGTGAGCCCTCTTTGGTGGTATCACCCTCCTCACCAGTGAAAATTTCAATATGTCCATCTTCTATCTCCTCTACAGTTATTGAATATCCATCTTCATCTTGTAGTTCCATATTGTCTTTAAGCGTTTTTTCCGCAAACGAAAGAACAGCTAAAAGAAAGTGAAGAACTGGTTTACTTGATGTATTCAGCTTGATTTGGTAGTTCATCGATTGGTCCTTCGACTTCTCTTTTGGTTCCATTGTAATAGTCCTCTAAGCCTTGCATATACCCGCAGGCATCTACAAGATTGTCTCGTTTATGTACAAAACTCTCTCTTGCAAGCTTTAATGCAATCAATGCCTTGTACATGTCCTCTATAAGTATCTCTTTTCCAGTCATACCTATATAGATTAGTCTAGCTCTTCCCATACTCTCGCTAAACTCACCGTAGTTGTCATGATCTGTAGCTCTATCTACTACTATTGCCTTAGCGATATCTAGTATCGGTTGTGTATAATCTTTTTTATCCAAAGTCGCCACCTTTCATGTTAGTAGTGCAAAAATCTATAATTTTAGCGTCTATCTCCTTGACGTCATCTTCTGGATAAACACCAAATCGTCTCTTGAACACACCATCTGGAATACAGTTTGGCTTCAACGTAAAGCTCTTGAAAGAATAGTTCTTCCACTCGCTTACATCTTCAAACAATAGATCCCAATGTCTCTTGTATATATGCAGTGACCCAAGGTTAAACGTTAGGTCTCCAAGTGTTACGAAATGCTCTTCTAAGCACAATTCATTAAGCATCATCTGCTGTATCATCGAAGCACAGAACATGTCATTGCACAAACCAAATATGGCATCACAAGATCTCATGTTCCACGTTAAGTACAAGCGAGAATCTCTTATCTGAAACTGTATGTACCCAGTACACGGGTAGTCCTTATCATTCTTCCTGAGATGATTTTCATTTAGTACTGGTATTACAGCTCGTCTACTTCCAGGGTTAACCATCAATTCCTCAACGGTTCTTAACCAGTTTGAATTGAATATGTAGGTTCCGTAATTGCTTTCAACCTCATCCCATTCGTCTGATATGATACCCCATATAGCAGCCTTCTTGTACATGTTGCCTATCTTTCTGTTAGCTCCTATATAAAAAAGAAGCTCTGCCAACGCATAGTTCTCCCTCCACTTACGTTTTGGGTGTGATATGGATAGTTTAGTTGGATCAGTCAGTGTTACCTGATGGTTAAGAAGCTCTATTACATCACCTATACGTGAGCCGTTCTGGTAAGAATCTACCTGGTTCCCGTAACATCTTAGGTCTGTAATAACGTTTGAATAAACTTCATTCATGCTCGAATGTTTTTTCATCATCTGGATATGGCCATCCCTCTTCGTAGTTGCCCCAAAAGAATTCCTCTTCTTCTGGGTGTTTAATTTTAGGTTCCCTTTCTTTCTCCTCTAACCGTTTTAGTTTTTCTTTTATCTTTCTTTGTCTCATATTTGACATCTTTAGTAGCTTGTTTAGCAAACTCCCCTAACGATATACTGAACATTTCTTCGAATCTCTTTGACCAAGTCACTCGTCCGCTTGGGGTTAACTTGTTCATCCTTCTCCAACAGTATCTTGCAAAATGCAATCTTAGCATTTCGTATTCTTTTTGATCTTCCTGAGTTCTTTTTGATTTCATCTTCTATATCTTTTACCATATAAAACCCAGTAGTTTCAAATGCTAACGAATGTCTTTCGCATTTATTAAACAGGGTTTGTATTTCAGTAGTGTTTAGGTCACATGCCTTGCTCATTTCCTTTATGGATATACCATTTTTTGGAATACATGTATAAAGATGAGCAATTCTAGGATCCTCGTCAAACCAATCTATGTTGACTGTCGCTCCGAACTCTACATAATCCACGAAGATGTCACAGCACTTCTCAGTTTCTTCGCAATAATCAAAGTTTGGGCACGTGCTGCATGGCGGTGCCGGTTGCTCATTCATTCTTTTTAATAGTTTAACCACGTTCATTGATAATCCTGAAATGAAAAGGGGCACTAGACTTAACTAGTACCCCTTATGAACTAAATTTTCGAGTATACAGACATGCGGTCTGCGTAACGAAGTGGAAGATCTTGACAATACTTCCTGTATATAGCGTTGTATGCGTTATCGTACTCACGCAACGTAAGTCTCGTCTTCTTGATGATTGGATTATCTGGGTGGAACGCATCTCTCCAGGATCCGTCAGCCATAGCTTCCATAGCTGCGCCGACCCGGTCACCACGACCTCTGAACCTGTATGTTTTGCCTTTACTTCTGGCTTCTTTCATCATCGCATCTTTCTTAGACACGCTGACATCCTTTGCTATTAAGCGTCTTGTGGCATAGTTACCACTCAACGTTCGTTCTGATCTAGACATAATTTCTCCCATGCACCGTTAAAGGTGAGCAATAATTAACCACGGTGCCACAATTAACCATTGCTTTTCTCTTTTGCTCGTATTGCAGCCATTGCTAAATCTTTAGCTGTTTTTCCAGGGCGTGATATACCAAACTTAGCAAAACAGTTTGAATGATATGTCGGCAGATCACTGAGTTGAGCCCTTTGATCTGATGTCATGAATTTCTTAAGTTTTGATTCCATTTGATTATTATACCCTGTCATTTAAAAAAGAAAAAATCATTATTTAACCATAAGCAACCGGCATAGCCATTGTACACACTCTGACTTCTCGTTGGGCTCCTCACCTGTTGTGGTGTGAGCAACCATACCGTCTTTCTCTCGTTCTACCGACACATGCCACATGATTCCTATCTTGTCTTCCTTGATTCTGAGTATAACGGCATCACCATTCTCCAGTTTCATGTAAAACTTTCTCCTGGAATCACTAAAACGTCACCCACGATACCATTCTTGATATACTGATTTACAAGGTAATCCTTGAACAAACCTTCCTCATCAGCAAGAAAGACGTGGTCAGTAGAGAAATGCGCAGTGTAAACGCTTGGTATAACCTGGACATACCCACCAACAGCTGCTTGCCAATTCTTTAGAGAATGTTCTTCTTTCCATTCTGTTATGTCTCCGAACTGGTTTATTAAATACGATTTCGATTTATCAAACACGTCGCTATGATCGGTTTTCTTTGCCAAGTGGTTCTGGACTGTCTTACTATAGTATGTTTTGTTCCACTTCATTTGCTTCCATCTCCGTTTTGCGTTTATCCCAAAGCTCTTGCATTAGTCGATCGATCAAACGATTGCAGTCTTTCTCTGTAAACGTTAGGGTGACCAACTGCCTGTTTATTGACGAATAGCCCATGATACTCAATCTATAGGGCTTATCCGTTTTGGTTACTACAAATGCCATTAGTAATCCTCCTCGCTCCAGTACTCACCAGCATTGTAGAATCCGCCGTTACCAGCGTAATATCCTGGTGGTGCCTGTCTTGGAACCTCGGCAGGTGGGTTGTAACCTGTGACGATACCTTCTGGGTAGCTATCTAGAGCCTCTTCCCACGTCCTAAACTGATCAAGATATTTCTTCCTGTGTTGGCCTGCAAGAACACTGCTTGGTGGATACTTACTCCATTCGTACACTGTAACTCCCACAGTGCCAGGCTTCTCTTCTATCGTTATGTCTCTCATCAGTGTATCGTCCGTTCGTCATAGTTCTTTTGCTCTAACGTCTCTATGTCTTGCAAACACTTTATTCTAAGTGGTAATACTACCATTATATTGCAGACACTACAGCATCTGCCATCCTTAAATGGCATCGCACTCTCTCCCTGATTCCAGTATATTTTGCCCGTAGCGGGGTCTGTCTTCTCTTCTATTTTGTTGCCACAGATGCAGCAATCTGGTGTCTTGTTCATAGTCTGTTTCCTTTTGAATAAAAAAAATGGGGCCCACACGAGAATAGCTTGCTGCTATTTCGTAGGGCCCCGAATGGAGGAGTAGATTCGACAGGCTACCTCGCGATAACCATTGTCTTCCCGTTAGTCGTAACAGGAACATGCTCGATGATACCGTCTTCTTTGACACCGAACGCGTCAGACAGCTGCTTGCCTTTGATCGCAAGAACTGGATCTTCGCCATCCTTTGTCTTCTTTTTGTAGACCTTGTTGCGACCGGTCTCGCTGAACTTAATGGTCAAGACTCCCTCTTCAATCTTGGAGTCGTAGCGATCACCGGGTCGAACCGTAGCAGGCAACTGCTTCTTGGTTAACCAGACTAAACGCTGACCTTTCTGAGTGTACAGTTTGACTGTAGCCGGAACAACTGGTGAAGCTGCTTTCGCTTCGTTTACTGCGGTCTGTGTTGCAGACATAATTAATCTCCCGATTAAACGTGTTGTACTCTTGAGTGAGTATATATATTATGCAATGACGTGAAACCCTAATAACAATTATAATTATTTATACGCGACATAACCAAGTATAAATATTATTTATTGTTCTGCATTGTACCAGTCGCTGCAATGACGCTCTAACATGATCATTGCCTCTTGCAGTATATTTAATTCTTCTGCAGCAGGATCGTTACTTTCTGGGTAGATATCTAGATTTGCTGTATCTTCGGCTCTTTGATATAACCGCTCTAATATTGTTGCTGGTGACGGATGTGTCATGAAATATATCTCGATGATCAACCAAATTAATTTTCGATTGAAATATAATTATAATTCGCCCAAAAAAAATGAGACAATAACAATTATTTATACATGGTCTATCAGTTGATAACAACGGCTTATATATGGTGGGGCGCTGTAATGATACTGGTAGTTTCACACTGTTTTATATATGGATTTGCTAGAACCTTACGTCGGGTTCGTGCACACACGCGTATTCTCTGGGATTCTGGCGGGGTTTCAACCCCCAATCGAACCCGATGTCCTGTTTTAAGCCCGAAATTGGGGTCTGTGTCCTGTTTTAAACCCGAACTTTAACGGTTTAGTATATTATTAACTGCTAATATTTGGATGAAAAAAAAAGGGGCCGAAGCCCCTTCGAATTCGTTGGATTAAACCGTCAAGACGATCTCTCCCTTTTTCGCTTTCGCGTCCAGCAGATCGATCTTGCCGTCCTGATCGTGGCCGAAGGCAGCCGTAATCCCTTTGCCGATCACGCAGAGAACCGGCTTCCCTTTCTTGTCCGTGATCTTGCGGGATCCGGCTGGATTCGCGGTCAGAACGATCTTGCCCTCTGACAGTTGGACGTCGAACCTTGCGCCGACGCCGAAACCGTACTTGGCCAGATCATCTTTGTGCGTCATCCAGATTAATCGACCGCCGCGCTGCGAATATAATTTAACGTTCATATTAAGATTCCCTTATTTAATCGAATAATTAATTTCATTCGATATAGAGATTCTAATTCGAATCGAATATTAATAACAATAAAAGATTTTATTTATTTTCGAATCATTAATAAGAATTATTTATAGATGGTAGCAAGCCAGGTACGTGGCCGTATAAATCAATAGCTAAGTATATAATTAAATACTAATATACCGGGGGGTTGTTCCGGTTTAGTTGAGAACATCTCCGGATTTTCTAAAAATCAACTTTACGGTATAACTTCGGATACATTCCGTTTTTTCTAAATTTTCCAGAAAAAACTAGGGTGATCAGCAGGTAGTCAGCTACGTTGCTCTTTAGCTGGTCAGCTGCGCTGCTGACGTAAAGAATAGTAATATATAAAGAATAATACTCTAGGGCTGCAGCTACATTATATAGGTACCTGTATAATCTGGGATTGTGTTGGTTATCTCTCATTATATGGCCCGCCCTGGAATAGTTTTAACTATTACACGTGATATAATAATAGCGTTCGTAATGGAATAGTTTGAACTATTACATGGGGGGTGATGAATGAATTCGACAGACTGTAAACCCGAAGCGGATAGGTCTGGACGTGGGTTTGATCCCCACCACCTCCACCAACATAGGAACTTGTTATGATGACAACCGAGTCGCAAAGACAAATTGCGGACCTCTTTCAAAATCCACGTAAAGTACAACGGACACTACCGTTCAATAAGGTCGCATCACATACCTATGGCAAAGGGGCTATGCCACTTCAGCAGGGTGATCCTGGACCAGGGGGTGACCCGGGTCCACCTTCACCACCTAGGCCCGATAAATACTGGGGTTATAGATGAACTTATTTGACCTGTTTAGTACAAGAAATTACGAAAAAGAACCTCGTGATCAAAGAGATTCTATCTCTTCTGCTTTTGGAGACTATGGACCAGAAAGGTTTAATCCAGGTAAATACCCGTGGGAGAGAGGTCCTGGAGCTCCTCAGAAGCAGGAAGGTCAAGCCTATTGGAATAAAGATAGGGTAGTTGTAGAACCTATAGATCCTGTACCTACCGGACCAGAATACCACCAAGATTTTCCTGAACCCACATGGCAAGATACCGCTAAACAGTACGGTCTAGACGCGTGGGATTTTGCTACAGAAAACGTGGGAGCTGGCATTGACAATGCTAGGGGCGCTATAGATGACCTTACTGCGTGGGATAAAACACCAGAAGGGCAGTCTGCGGCAAAGAGTGTTGCAGATGCGACAAATACTTACAAGATTATGAGAAATAATCAGGACGCTATAAGAGAGAAAACAGATAGAGCTTCTGAAGGAGATGGGTTCGGCTCTTGGATTGCTGACAAGTACAATAACGTAGATAATTTCTCCAGATTTTTAAGAAAAGGTGCCGAAGAGGTTCGTATACCTGTACCAGGCTCCGAAAATTTAAAGTTCGATAACACTGAAAAAGCTATGATGCGTAGCATGCCAGGCGGATTAATGTACGGCCCCATGAAGTATCTCTACGACTTAGGCGGCCAATCTTATGATAAACTAAGAGGATATTGGGACTGATGGATACACAAACTATTTTAGATATGTTTAGGCAAGCAATCAAAGGTGGCGGTGATCGCCTCGGGCAACAATTTTCTCCAGTTACAGACGGAGAGAGACAAGCCAACATGAATCAGCAGCCTAACTTCCCTGGTTACAGCACTCCAGCCGGTGCGGATGCTGGCCCTGGTGTAGACCCCACTTTCGAGCAACGTCAGTATCCTGGTAGAGAAGGTATAGCTGCTCAATTTGCGCCTCAAGGTGCTAGACCCATGGGATTCCCTGGGGTTGACGACATGCAACGCCATCGCGGCACTGGGTACACTGTACCTGATGCTGCAAGGCAGGATATAATGGCAGGTCATGACGCTGGCAGAGACTACGGTTACGAAGGTCCTGGTCAATACCCAGCCGACGTGGTTGATCGCGTTCTTATTGAAGAGCAAATGCGCCGCAGGAATAGAACCATGCCAGGTTCACCGGTGAATTACTAATGGCTTGGGAGAAAGGAAAGAGTGGCAACCCACGCGGTCGCCCACGAAAGTCTCAGAAAACTATGGCCCAGCTCAGGAGTCAGATATCTGAGCATTTGCCTGACGTTATCGAGGTGTTGGCCGGCGCCGCCAAAGAGGGCGACGTACAAGCTGCTAGAATACTAGTAGAAAGGTGCGTTCCATCTATGAGGGCTATAGACCAGAACGTTAACATTAACGATTCAATGCGTGAGCTTACAGATCTAGAGCTCGTAGACCTGATTAAAGAGTTTGAAGACAACTTGGAACAGGTTCCTGAAATAAAACACTAGGATATGTCATGCCAAAAGTAGAATTCCCATATAGTGCGTCTGGCCGTTCAGCAGCTCAAAAAGCTGTTGGTCTCCACCCTGAAGCTAAAATGTCTGGCGGCTCTGGTAATTACCCAAAGCCTAAACAGCCACAGCCACGTAAAAAGCCAAAGAGATCTGACGAGGTTCGCGGTGGTAATACCGCTTATTAACCATGGCTTTACTAAGCGTAGACACGTTATACACAACGTATGATACCTACACATCAGCGGATGCTTTAGATTATGCTCAATCACCGAGCACTTATGTTGAAAAAGGCACAGATTCTGCTACTTATTTTACGAAAGTAAAATCTATTACTGTGGCGGACGCTTTCGGCTACGCTAGGAATATATATACATCTGCTAGATTAAGTGCTCCACTTACTGCCGGAGTAACAACAACAGCCGCTATATCTCTTGTAAGTGGGGATAATTTTCCGTCTTCTGGTTATGCCTTGATAATGGCTGAGGTGGTATATTATGCCTCTACGACAGAAGATGCTACACCAACGACGACTTCTCTTGATACCCTGACAAGAGCCGAATCATATACTGTAGATGTTACTCATGGCGTTTCGCAGAGCGTATTTCCACTTGTTGCTGGATCAGTGGTTAGTATAGAGCATAATCAAGAACTAAACGTTTTCAATATAAATACTACAGCAACCATAACATCGTCTCAATATCCTTCAATTACTGAAGTTGGTATGTATACTATTCCAGAGTCATTGGTTGCTATGGTAAAATATGCAGCATGAGCTTATCTTATACGCTGGTTCACAGCTATCCAAGAGAAGAAATAAGGGCTATACTAGCAACAGAATTAACCAGGAGAGTTGCAGATGGGAAAGACAAATGGGTTGCTCTTGAAGGACCCCAACGGGAGTTCGTTTATAGTGAGCATCCTCACATTCTCTTCGGAGGCGCCCGGGGAGGATCAAAATCTGTTGGAATGTTGCTGGCTTTCAGGAGACACGCGGAGCTCTACGGGGAAAATGCTCACGGGCTACTATTCCGTAGAACTTACCCAGAAACAGGGGAACTGGTTAAATTAGGCCAAAGCGTATTTGTTAAAGAAGGTTGGGAATGGAAGGTAGGAGAAAGGAAGTGGATAAGTCCTAAAGGTTCTACACTGCAGTTAAAGCATCTAGATGAAGATAACGATGCTATGAAGCTGCAGGGTTTTTCTGTTACATTTTTAGGTTTTGACGAACTCGGTAACTGGCCGTCTCCTGAACCTATAGATTTGTTACAGGCTACAATGCGTTCGGCTGCTGGTGTTCCTACCCTGTTTAGGGCTAGTGCAAACCCCGGTGGGCCTGGCCACGGCTGGGTAAAAGAGAGATATATCGATGATATAGACGACGATAGAATATTTATACCATCGAAGATAACGGATAACAAACCGTTAATGGATAATGATCCTGGATATATAGACAGGATTAAAGCTTCTGGCCCAGAGTGGTTAGTTAAAGCCTGGTTGGATGGTGATTGGAATGTAGCTCCTGGAGCGTTTTTTGAATCCATTTGGGATCCAAAAGAGCACGTAGTAGAACCGTTCGAAATACCGTTGGAGTGGCGTCGGTGGAAATCCTACGATCACGGGTATAAATCCCCTGCGGGGTGCGTGTGGTTTACTCAGGATTACGATGGTTGTATATACTTGTACAGAGAGAGGTATTGGGCTGACAGACCTAACGTTGGGTCTGAAACTCCAATAGAGATTGTTGCAGAGGATATTCTATCTGCAGAAGAGAGGGAAAAGAAGTCAGGGATAAAATTTAGAGGTAGTATAGCAGATTCAGCCATATTTATGCAGGACGGCAGACATAAGTCTGTTGCTGATGTATTTAATGACTACGGTGTTGTCTGGGAACGAAGCGCGAAAGGTCCAGGATCTAGAGTCCAGGGACTTAACGAGTTTGTTGACAGACTGAACTCCAAATCCTTTAAGGTTTTTTCTAGTTGTAAGCATTGGCTTAGAACGGTGCCGTCATTACCGGCAGACCCAAAAAGGATAGAAGACATAGATACAAAAGCAGAAGATCATTTGTTTGACGCTACAAGGTATGGGTTGATGCACAAGAGAGCAAAGTCTATAAAACCTAAACCAAAGAAAACTGATCCTAATCCATTTACTCTAGAGTGGTTAGACAGACTTTCAGAACTTTACGAGGATTACGATGTCTGATTTAGAAATTAGTGGAATATCTTCCACGTTCCCAGAAGTGTCTACCTCCTCTAAGGGGTTGATACGAGAGTTCCAGAACAATGTAGCGTTGTCATATAGGAAATGGAAACGCCATTACAAGGAAATAGAACATAGTCGAAGATATGCGCTTGGCAAAACCACGTGGAGATCTCAAACTGTAACAGCCGGTCAAGCTAATCAAGAGGCTGGTAGAATTGTAAAAGGAAACATTATTCATGCAACCTTGCAGAATCTTCTTCCTTTAATTTACGCTAAAAATCCAGACATAAGCATAAAGCCAAACGAGCATGTAGACCCTAATGGATACGATTATAGGACTGCAGACTTGTTTGCTAGCACGTTGCAGGTGGTACTTAATAGCTGCTTAAAGAAAGCTGAACTAAAGCGTATAGCAAAGCAAGTACTAAGATCTTGCATGGTTAGTAAAATTGGTATCGTAAAGGTAACGTACCAAAGAGATTACATAAAGGACCCATTGGTTAGCAGGCAGTTGAACGACGCTCAGGAAAGTTTGGCTGCTCTTATAGATACAATAAGGAAAGAGGATGATGCAGATTCTCAAGATAAAGAAGCTTTAGTTCAAGAACAAAACATGATAGTTGAGAGCTTGCAAGAGCAGGCTATGGTCATG